CCTGGAGACGGACACCATCGAGGGCGGCACCGCCGCGCTGCGGGCGAACACCGAGGCGTGGAAGAAGAACGCCATGCAGCAGGCGTACCAGTCCCAGCTCACGTCCCTGTATGAGAGCTATTCCGCCGTCCTCATTGAAGCCGAGCAGAACAGCATCAAGCTCACTCAGGCCCAGTACGAGGCCGAGGCCGCCACCAAGACATACAACGACGCCCTGGCGCGCATGGATCAGCTGTACTCCGAGGCGAACAAAGCCGCCAAGGACTACAACGACGAAAACGGCACCTGGGCAGACACCACGGCATTCCTCACCCAAGAATACTACGACCTGCAGAACTCCCTCTATGAGATGAGCGACGCCATCTGGGTCGCGGAGGAATCGGCAAAGCAGTACCAGAAGGCCATCGACAAGGACGCCGAGGCGGTGTCCGAGGCCGAGGAGCAGATCGCCCTGGCCGAAGAGGCCGTCCGCAACCTGACCGAAGCGAGGGGGGCGAAGTCTCCGAGGAGGCCGCCCGCCAGACCGAGGAGCTGAACGCCGCCGTTGAAAGCACAGCGGAGAAGATGGCGGCTCTGACCGAGGCCTACCAGGAGGCGTACAGCGCCGCCTATGAGAGCGTGTCCGGCCAGTACAAGCTCTGGGACGAAGCCGCCGACGTCGTGGCCACCAGCGCATCCTCCATCAATTCCGCGCTGGAAAGCCAGATCTCCTATTGGGAGAACTACAACACCAACCTGTCCTCCCTCCGGGAGCGCGCCGGGGACATCGAAGGCCTAGGCGACGTGATCGCCAGCTTTGCCGACGGGTCTGCGGAGAGCGTGAACGCCGTGGCCGGCATGGCCACCGCCACCGACGAGGAGCTGGCCGCGATGGTGGCCAACTGGCAGTCTCTCCAGGCAGAGCAGGAAGCGGCCTCCGGGAGCATCGCAGACCTGAAGACCGACTTCACCGCCACCATGGACGAACTGCAGCAAGAGCTTGCGGCTGACATTGAGGCGATGGATCTGGGTACCGAGGCCGCCGAGAGTGGCAAGGCCACCATCCAGGGCTTCATCAGCGGGGCGAACTCCATGCTGCCCCAGGTGAAGGCGGCATACTCCCGCATTGCCGAGGCTGCTATGGCGGCCATCGACGCCAAGCTGGAGATCCACAGCCCATCCCGGGTGATGATGGACAAGGCCGAAATGACCTGGACTGGCTACATCAAGGAAACCCAGGCGATGGAGCCGGAAGTGGCCGCGGCTATGGCCGATGCCGCCGGCGCCGGAGCCAACGCCGTGTCCGCCGAGGACATGCAGCTGGCCGTACTGGCCCCGCAGCTCCTGACGGCCATGAGCCGCATGGGAGCCGACAGCGCCATCCCCGCCGAGCGGATGGGGGGCGACGGCGGCGCCATCATCCTCACCGTCTCCCCGGTCTACACCATCTCCGGCGTCGGGAACGCCGCGGAGCTGGAGGCCATCTTGCAGGAACACGACGCCGGTCTGCGCGATCTGATCCTGGAGCTTTTGGAGGAGGTCGGCATCGACGCAGCGAGGAGGGCCTACACATGAGCAAGACCTATACCACGGTGCAGGGGGATATGTGGGACAGCATCGCCTATACCCAGCTGGGCGACGTGTCCTACACGGATAAGCTGATGACCCTGAATCCCAAATACCGCGAATACTACACCTTCCCGGCCGGGGTCGTGCTGACCCTGCCGGACGAGGTGGCGGGCGACACGAACGCGCTGCCGCCCTGGAAGAAGG